AGTGATACAAGTGTAGACAATCATGTCTTTGGGTTCTGTGTACTCATTCATTTCAAATGGTGTGTACTTCACAGTTGCATATAATTTACTTGAAAATAATACCTCGGACTTATCGTAGAATATGTCACGTAAATCGTCTATGAATTTTATTCTATCTTGAGCTGTTGGTCTCTGTTGCAGCACATATGATTCACCATAATCTTTGATTCTATTCTGCCTATTCCTCATCTCTAATTTTATTGGCACACGATGTATTTTAAAACCTAATGGTGATCTAAATTTTTTACTAATCAAATACTCTGCTATTGAACTTGATACCTGATCCCTATTGACACCATCATCATACCACTCTCTCCATGTTTCACACCAATCACATACCTCTGGTGTGAGTTTTCTCCATATCAAACTGTTGATTGTCTGATTATAATTTTTGATAGGATACTCTATGTCCTTGATTCTTTTACACATGTCAAGTATCTCTTCTTTAGTAGAGAAACCGTGCTCATATAATTTTTGAAATTCTTTGAAGAGTGTTCTTTCCTCTGGATGTTTTTGAAGAACAAAATCATGCTCCTCAAAAAGATTTCTAGTAAGATCTAAAATATAATTTGATATAGGATAGCATGCATCTATCCAAACTGTTTTAGCATTCTTATCAAAGTATAAGTGAGGGCAATGTTTGGGGTGATATGATTTTCGTACAGGACATTTCTCTTCTATCTCAAGGGGAATATAAATCCATCCCTCTACCTCAGGTTTGTCACCATCATAAAAGCAGATGAATAAAAAATCATCTGCTATGGGAGGAGGTGATAATTTATCATAACCATTCGTTATCGCAGTGTAGAATATCATTCATTCAACGCAACTTATCTCTTGGTGGAACTTGACCTGCTTTCTCACTAAGTATTCTATTAGTAACATCACCTGGTTCACGGGAAAACCATCCTGTTGCTATGTACTTTGATATATCACCTGTAAGGAAAGCACCTCTGTGTACGTGAGTGTATGTTGCAGGCCACAATACTACAGTGCCCTTCTTAGGTTGAAGTGATAATTCTTGATGAAAAAAGTCTGTGCCTCCACCATTTTCATATGGTATATCATTTAGATATATCATCCATGTAAGCACTCTATCTCTATACAAGAAACTACCATTTTCTGAGTGCCATGTATGATATCCACCACCAGATTTAGTCTTTTGTAATTTACATGTCCATGATGACACAGGGTCACTTGAATCTAGAATACCCTTATACTTTTTGGTGTAAAGTTCAAACGCTGCACCCACAACCTGATTGATTTCCATGGCAACACATGGGTCAGCAATCTCAAGATACAATTGCTCATCTTTTCTTTGTAAATTATTATCATTAAATTGTTTTTGACCCTCGCTAAATGGGGAAAGAGAAAGTTTCTGACCACAGAATGTTGTGACCTTTACATCACATTCTTCCTTCAGATATTTTTTAGTATACCAATACTCAAAAGAATCTATGATAGAATCACAGAACTCCCACTTCACAAAATTTTCAAAGACACCTATTGCACCATGATCAACCATCTCTTTGAACTCAGGTTGTTTTGATTCATCATGAATCACTACCTCAGGCACCATGTTTTGCTTCCTCCTTTCCTTGGTTTACATATACTGATGGTGGTATTCTACCACAATATTCATCAAGTTGCATCACTTCTTGTATTTTTACATCAGCACCTTGCTCTCTCCAAAAATTTGTCAATGCATTGTTGCTACCTTTATGAAAGATATCAATGTGCTCTTCATGTATTGCAGATCCCATATCTAATCTGTAATTAAATAGTGGAGTGGCATAAGATTTACCACTGTCAAGAATCAAGTCTTCGGAGACTGCTCTTGGTCTGATGTTTTGGTCGATTTTCCATTGCGATCCTCTGCTGTGAAGTTTGAGAAGTTTATTTGCATGATGACGAGTAATAAGGTAGCAAGCAGCAGAAAAGTCATTGATAAATCTGTGATGTAATTTGAGTGTGATCCCATTAGGATTTATGATAGTTAGTTGAAGACAATCAAATGCCACAGGCACTCTACGTCTTACATCTTTCCATGTAAAATTCCAATGACCTGCTACTGATAAATCAACATCATCTTCCATGATGAAAATTTCATCATGGTCTGTCTCCTCTACAAAATATTTGATAGCAGACAGGTGTGACATGACACACGCTAACTCACCATCATTCATCTGTGGTGGTACAGTTCCTTTGAGATACGATTCATATTCTGCACCATCAATACCAGATATTCTATGGTGATCTTTGATCTCCCAATAGTCAAACTGCTCCTCCATATATTTCTTTCTCTCAGGAAATCTGTCAAGATTTATCCACAAGACAGGAGGAAAATTTGCTAGTTTGTATACTGCTTTATTCTTATCCATTTCTCCTCTTGATATAATCTACCTCATCATAATACTTAATCAAAGATTTCTTTCCCTTTACCTTCAGTTTCTCCCACAATTTTTTATTATCTTCACAGTATGGATTATTGAACCAAGAGTTTTTAGTTCTTCCATGTTCAAGATGATACACATACTCATGTATTCTACCTACACTTGATAGAAGATTGAATCTCATATGTCTTTCATCATCTTCGTATCCATATGCTATAAAATTTTCATTCTCTGCACCTAATTTTTTATAAACTTCTGTGTCAAAGAATTGGCAGAATCCATACTTAGCATCCCACTGTCTCATGTGACCATTGAAATACTCAAAGTTGAAACCAGAATTAATAAAGTTAGTAACTTCATTATCACCTACATGACACTGCATTTGATAATCTCCATATCCATATGGGTATACCATCTTCACAGGTTCACCACCCTTTGCGTCTGGATGCACCCAATCCTTCGCTATCATGTTTGTTGCATTGATGTAAGATTCTAAGGGAAGGAGAATATCACTATCATAATTTGCAACCACAGGTGTATCAACCATCCATAACATGTCGTTGAGTATCTTTGTTCTATGAAATGTAAATTCTAAACTCTTCTCAAACACATGTGTGATACATGCAAGCATCTCAGGTTCTAATGCCTGTTTTAACACAGGTAAAACTTCTCTCTCGTATACTGATGATTCATCTACCTCTTTGACTATTATTTTTGTATCAAATAATCGTGTAAGATATATCAAGATTGTTATGATATTTCTCATGCGATCAGCAGTCTCAATCCTAAGTGGAATGATGAAAGTGGTCTTAGTTAGATCAAATCTTTTTACAACCTTAGGTGTAATCATAATACCTCCCAGTTATCACAGTACAGGTCAGATGTGTCGTGGTTTTTAGTATATCCTGTGCCAAACCATTTCTTAGGAGCGATGATTTTTTTATCAGGATTTTTACTCAACCATGATCCCCACCATGAGAATGATGAGTTGGCAATAATAAAATCAGAACACATACTCATCATGCACAAGTCCGCAAGATTGTCACCACCTTCTGAGATAAGGAACCTGTCATCAGGGAACTCAGTGCTACACCATTTAGGATCATCAGAAAAAATAACAACTGTACGATTCTTATCAAACTTTGACAATGCACTATCATAATATTCTTTGGGGCAGGGTGGATGGTTGTCACAGTTCTGTATGTAATCACCACGACGTACATGTAATGCGATTGGATCTTGAACAGTCGAGATCATATCTTCGCATGGTGCTTTGATTTCATTCTTGAACTCAAAGTCTTCTCTTATTTCTTTCTCTATTATATCAAAATATTTTGTGCTCTGCAAATATGCATAGACATTATGTCCGTCTGGCATATTATCATATAAATTTTGATCAAAATGAAAGTGTGCTTCTTGCACATACGGACCTGGACATACTCCAATAGTAGTGAGTCCTTTGAGTTTGAATGCTTCAAATAATTGATGATCATTCCACTCATCATTAAAATCACTTTCTGGTATCATAAAATCAAATCCACGGTGGGCAGCGATACCTCTTAGTCCAGCATACTGGAACATCTGATTGCCTAGTCTTCCGTGTCTTCCAAGGTGGTTGAATCCTATAGTCATAATAAATGTTTCTTCTTCAAGTATTCAATCTCCTCTGGTATGAGGTGTTCATTTGATCTTTGTGTTTGGTTCCTATGTTCTCTGTTTGATATATGTATGTCCTTTAGAACAACTGGATGTCCGAGCATCGTATACAATCTATAGTACATGTCACAGTCCATTAGCATGACCAACTTCTCGTCAAAGTATTCTCCAAGACCATTCCTAAGAGCAAGAATTGAAGGAGAACTAAGAGTGTTGACACCCTCCAATAATCTGTCGTTGTAAACTGGTAACTTCGGGTTGTAATGTGTCTTGCCATTGTCTATGGTATGGGCGAAACCTGTCACTGCCCATCTTACATCTGATGTAAATGCTTTGTCAAGTTCCTCTGTAAGATTTGATGTCAAAATGAAATCATCAGAGTACAATACTTTGAGTATGTCTCCCTGCCCCATCTTCATGGCATTATTTGTATTGACAGATATGTTACCCTCTTCTGCTTTCTTAAATGTGATGTTCAATATGTCCCAATAATCATTGAGTGCCCTGAGTATTCTTGTCTGATCACCTTGATGTGATACACATATTTCAAAGTCTTTGAATGTTTGATTTGCTAGAGGATATAGTATGTCAAACATGTACTGCTCACACCTTGGATGGTCATGAGTTGGAATGCAATAACTTACTCTCATAATGCAAGAAGCAACTCATATGGTTGACATCTTCTGCTTCTTAGTTTGTCTCTGATATCTTGATCAACTGACTCATGAATATACCACTCCTCCATTGTGCAAGGTCCGTTCATTATATCTTCACCCACTAAATCATACCCATGTTTTTCAAATATCTCTCTGTGTCCATACTCATCACCCCACTGCCTATACATGTCATGCTCATAGGTGACACACTTGAATTGTAATTCATCAAAGGGAAAATTTCTAAGTGCTTCAAGAGTATTATGAGGTGGTTCAAGATCAAAAGACAAGTAATCTATTTCTTTAGGTAGACCCAGATCATCAACTGCCTTCACATAATCAAATTTCATTGCATCTGCTTCATAGAGTTTGGTATTAGGACGTAAACCTTTCCACTCCTCACATAAATGATGTTCTAGTTCTATTGAAAATCCTCTCCAGTTATATTCCTTCTCTAATAACCATGTGTTATTACCTACAAAAGGCACTGCACCACCCACTTCTATGAATGTACCGTCAACCTTTGCATCTGTGACAACTAAAGCAAATATATCTTGCCATACCTGAGAGTAATTCTTTTTCAAATTTTTCATACCATCAGGTTGCACCTTCAAATAGTTCCAATCTTTATGAAACCAATTGGTTTGACCTTCACCACTAATCGGCATTGTTTACATCCTCAATAATTTTACGTGTGAGTCTTGGTACGACATCATTGTCACTATGAAATTTTTTAGCAACCTCATAGTTATGTTCTATCGCTTTCCTTCTCTTATCATAGCATTCCGAGTCAAGTTTGCTAACAATTTTCTTCAATTCATCAAGATCATTGAAAGTAATGATGCCATCCATGTGGAACCAGTCACCTATGTTAGGACAACCAAAGTATATGGGTACAGTTTTTGATGCAAAACAATCTATTATCTTCTCGGTAAAGTAATTCTTTTGTTGAGAATTCTCTACAGCAATATGGAACTTAGAACTCTCAAAAAAATCATTCCTTCTCTCATGAAATGGTGGTGACAAATGTGAATAGTATTGTAATCCATTTGACACGTCAACCTCTTTCAAGTATTCGTATATGTCTATTCGTAATTGATGACCCTTGCTTTGATTTTTACTGCTCGTGACAAAGGACACATTGTTTGTCTTGTTTATCTTCAAGTCTTTAAAGTCTAACCAACTACTACCCCACTCAAACAATTCTGCCTGTGGATACCTGTCAATAAAACTCTGACAGAAAGTGTATATCTTATCGAAATTATATGCACATCGTAATGCTCCCTCACTTACTGTTGGTAGAATTGCAAGTGGTTCTGCTAGAAATAAAATCTTATAGTCTGCTGACTTGTCATGATCAAGATTGTCAATAGAGATACTAACTTTCTTATCAAAGTCTAGTCCTCTATCACCCCATGGGTTCCACCACAGTGGATAAATCTTCGCTGCGTTCATCGTATATCTTGGAAGTGATAATGAAAACCAAAGGTCTCAATACCTTTGTGCTCTGGACACTCTACCTCTTTACTGAAGCGAGCCGCCACCTCGACGGGAGCATACACACATCCCTGTTCCTCGAAGATGTGTCGATTGTGGCAACATATGTTCCCGTCCTCATTATATAGTCCAGCATTTTGATGCTTG